TTAAATTATAAACATATGGCGCAAGATATTTTCCGCCGTTATTATATTGATGGTAGATTGTATTATAACATTCTCATTGATAAAGAAAATCCAATTAGCGGTATTAAAGAATTACGGTATATTGATCCACGTAAACTTCGTAAAGTGCGTGAGATTAAAAAGAAAAAAGATGAAAGAACAGGTGCAGAGATTGTAGATGTATTCAATGAATACTATATCTATAATGATAAAGTGGTAACTGGTTCTTCTTCTAATTATGGTCCTGTTGGTGTTCGTATTACAACTGATTCTATTATTTCTGTTGTTTCTGGTTTGATGGATTCTCGCCGTGCTGTTGTGTTATCATATCTACACAAAGCAATTAAACCATTAAATCAGTTGCGTATGATTGAAGATGCAACTGTTATCTATCGTATTTCACGAGCACCTGAACGCCGTATATTTTATATTGACGTAGGTAATTTACCTAAATTAAAAGCCGAACAATATCTCCGTGATATTATGGTCAAGTATAAGAACAAGTTAGTTTATGATGCACAGACTGGTGAAGTCCGTGATGATCGTAAATTCTTGTCTATGATGGAAGATTTTTGGTTGCCACGCCGTGAAGGTGGTAAAGGCACAGAAATCACCACATTACCTGGCGGACAAAATTTAGGTGAGTTGGAAGACGTTAAATACTTTCAAAAGAAATTATATAATTCATTAAGTGTTCCAATTTCTCGTTTAGAACCAAATCAAGGTTTTTCTATTGGTCGTGTTGCAGAAGTAACTCGTGACGAATTGAAATTTGCTAAATTTGTTGATCGTTTACGCAATAAATTTTCTGACATCTTTAATCAAGCTCTCCGTGTCCAGTGCGTATTAAAAGGTATTTGTACAGCTGACGAGTGGGATCAATTCAAAGAGCATATCTACTATAACTTTATTAAAGATAATAATTTTGCTGAATTAAAAGATGCAGAATTGATGAGAGAAAGATTATCTCTTTTGGCTGCAGTAGATCCATATACTGGTCGTTATTTTTCACAAGCTTGGATTCAGAGAAATGTATTGCGTTTATCTGATGACCAAATTAAAGAAATGCAAAATGAAATTGATGAAGAAAAAGAAACAGGTTTAGGATTGCCAGTTGGTGTAACAAATGATGTAGCACAAGCACAAATGGTTGGTGATGTTCAAGCGGACCAACAAGCAGCTTTGGCAACTCATCAAAACGAATTACAACAAGCTCAAGATATGGGCCAACAACAAGAACAAAAGTCGCCTGGAACATTTGTTAAATTGAAACAAATATTATAAATATTTAAATTGGAGATAATATGAACACAAGACAAATTATAGATTACGCTGTACAAGACAATGCTAAAGAAATGCGTGATGCTTTGTATGCTGATATTCATGACCGAGTAATGAATCATTTAGATGCAGCTAAACAAGCGGTAGCACAAAATATGTTTACACAAGAAGAAGAAAACGAAACAGAACAAGAGGACAATTCAGGTGAAAACACTTAAAGAACTACGATCTTTGAACGAAAAAGAAGATCATGGTTTACCCATGGATCCTCCTGCCGTTTTGATAATGAAACGCAAATCAATTCGTCAGTTTCCTGGTAATCAAAGAGTGGCTCTTTATTATGTGGATAAGATTAATAAATATGTTACCGTACCTTATACAGCCATGCAATGGTCCTCAACAGGCGGCATGGACGAAGAAGTAGATGCCGAATAAATTTACATATCAAGTTGTTAAAGATACTACAGAACATACGGTTATTAAATTAACAGGTTCGTTTGATGGTTCTACAAATGAAGATAATGCACATCGTATACAGGCAAATACATTATACGGTGCGTTAGATGCAAATAATGTGCCTTTAAGGACACATTTAAGTTTAAGTAACACGGCCAAACCATATTATGGTTTAACTGTCAACCGAGTTTGGTATGATACATGGCCGTATGAAGGTGATGTAGAATTGTATTGGTATTCTGATGATCCACAAACTATTCTGTTGATGAATGGTAATGGAGAATATGATGGTAACGGAAATTGGGTGACGATACCGAATCCTAATACCGCTATTGCTAATACAAATGGCGATATTGGTATTAGAAGTCGTTTAGCGCCAAATTGCAACACATCAAGTTATACGATTATTATGGAGTTGAGAAAATTAAATGAATACTATCAGCGTGGTCAGTTTAATGATCCAGCTGCATTTAATTATCCACCATATGGATTAACACCGAATTAATTAGGATAAAAAATGGCAACATCAAATAGCACACAAATTTTAGTTGATACAACAAAACGTACCGTGATTAAACGCATTGGTATTTTTGATGCCGCCGGCGGAAATGAAAACTTAACAGTTATTATTGATCCAAGAACTTTGTCTGGTGCTTTAAATGCAAACAATCTACCATATCAAGCGGGCAATACAACTGCTTCTGGTTTTGCAAACTCAGCATTTACAATTTCTCGTGTAGTTTACAATGTTGATGCAGAAGTTGGTCACCTACAATTAAAATGGCAAGGCACAACTAGTGATGCCACAATTTATGCATTAGGTGTTGGTGCTGGTGATACGAATCCACAATATCAATTGCCTGCAATACCAAATAACGCTATTGGTCCTACAGGTAATGTGACAATTACAACCGTTGGTACAACCGGTAACGCAGCTTATACTTTGATTATCGAATTACATAAGAATAATCAGTTTTATAGTTCTGGTCAGTTTACTGATCCAGCAGCATTTAATTATCCCCCTTATGGTGTAACTCCATAATGAAAGATTTTGTTTCTAAACTATTACAGGATAAAATAGTTGAAGCAAAAGCGGTATTAGTTCAACGAATACACGATTTGGTTAACGAAAAAATTGACCAAGTTAAAATTCGGTTGGTTGCCGAGATGTATGATGATGTCGAGTTTGAAGAAGTAAATGAAGGCAACATACAAAAAATGGGTAGAACTAAACTCATTCGTGTAAGATTCCGTGGTGGAAAAATACAACGGAGAGTTAAGAAATCATCAGTACCAGGATTCACTATTCGTGGTGGTCGTTTAGTAAGAATGTCACCACAAGAACGCAGACGCCGTAAAATGGCGGCAAGGCGGTCAAAGTTTAAACGAAGAAGTAAATTAAGACAAGCACTAAGAAAACGGCAAATGTCTTTAAGAAAAAGAAAAGCCATGGGATTGCAATAATTGAATAATTTTTACACTTATGCATGGTTAAGAAAAGATAACACACCATATTACATTGGTAAAGGTGTCGGCAACAGAGCTTGGGCAAAAATTAAAGGTCATGTGCCACCAAAAGATGTTTCAAAAATTGTTATTTTAGAAAAAAATTTAACAGAAATTGGAGCCTTAGCTCTTGAAAGAAGATACATAAAATGGTATGGTAGAAAAAATAACAAAACAGGAAATTTAATTAATTTAACTGATGGTGGTGAAGGTGTTTCGGGATATAAACATAATAAAGAAATAAAACAAATTATATCATTAAAAACAAAAGAAAAAATGAAAGATGTATTGGTTAGGCAAAAATGTAATTCGAATTGGAACACTTTAGGAAATAAACTATCTAAGGAATATTTGATTTTTGATCCTAATAATAAAATTATAAAAATAAAAAATCTTACAAAATTTTGTAGAGATAATAAATTAAACAACGGAAATATGTTTAGTGTTGTTTCTGGCAAAAAGAAAACATATAAGGGTTATAGGAGAGCGTTGTGAAACTAATAACAGAAGTCACCGAATCATTACAATATCTTGCTGAAGATAAAGATGGCAAGAGAAATCTTTACATTGAAGGTCCATTTCTCCAAGCAGAAGTGGTAAATCGCAATGGCCGCAAATATCTTAAAGAAACCATGGCCAAAGAAGTACAAAGATATACAGAACAATACATTAATAAAAATCGTGCCTTTGGTGAGCTGGGTCATCCAGACACCCCATCAATCAATCTTGACAGAGTTTCCCACATGGTTGTGAGCCTCCGTCAAGAAGGAAATGATTGGATAGGCAAAGCAAAAATTCTTGACACACCTATGGGTCAGATTGTTAAGAGCCTTATTGAAGGAGGTGCTCAGATTGGAGTATCTTCTCGTGG